GTCACCTGCTTCAGTAGATCTTCCAGCCACCAAGTCAATAACACCACCAGCGTTCCCAAGCAAGTTTCCACCTGCCTGAACAGCGGCTGTAGGTGCGTTTGCCACAGCACCAAGGAACGTTGTCATGGAGTTAGCCAAACTATTTGCTATGCGACCACTTGTTGTATTCAGGTCTGCGGATGCATCAATTGTCTGACCACCAATTGGGTTACCCAAGGCGTCGTATCCACCAGTAGCTTGAGATGTGTCTCCCAAGTTAGCGTTAAGCAAATTGTTTGCTGAGGTACGTGCGGCTAGATCTCTCGCGGCGGCGTCTCGTGCGGCGATGTCACTTTGAGCACCAACAGTGCTTGATGCATTTGTTGTTGTCGCTAAGTTCGCTTTGTTCAACGCATCAATTTTCGCGTTGGCAATTGCTTGCGCTTCTTCAGCAGTGTTAGTGCTAAACGTCTGCCCATTCCATGTAAATGTCTGACCAGCGCCAAGTCCTTCACGAGCAATTCTGTATGCATCGCTTTTTGAGGTTGCGTTGGCAATGTTATTGTTCAACTCTTCTGCACGAGCTTCTGTGGCGGCTCTTGCGACAGCGTCACTTGATCCGCCCATTGTGTATGTTTGACCACCGAAGGTGAACTGATTACCTGTTGGATTGCGCAACTTAGCTAAAGCCGCCGCTTCTTCTAGCGTGTCAGCTTCGGTGTTCCCAATGACTGTGTTGTTAGCCTTTGCTTGAGCCGCTACAGCCGCATCTACACCTGCAAACTCGCCACCAGCTAGATTAGCCGCTGTGTTTTCTGTCCTTACAGTGTTCTCTAGGTCAGCAATTTTTGCTTCTTGATTGCCATCAATGGTGTATGTTTTGCCATCGAAAGTGAACTTGTCGTAACCTTGATCCTGTGCAAATTTGGCGGCAGAGTTGACATCCTTTGCACCAGATGCGTCAATCGTCAAAGCGCTTTCAAGCTCTTTGTTTACCAAAGAATCCAAACCACTTGTTGTTGATGTGGCAGTGCCATCACCAACTTTAGGCGTAACGACCTCGGATACACCTCTGGCTTTTGCTACCTCGGCATTGGCGGCGGCAATAGCTGAGTTGATAACAATCTGATCCAAGGGTTGACCAGAGATGGCACCAGTCACAGCATTTGTGACCATTTTCTTTTGTGCGCTAGTTAAATCATTGAATCCTTCAATGTTCCCCATCAGTGCATTGACAGCGCCTGAAGTGCCACCAGAGACAGCACCAGAGAGCATTGCATCACCGATGTCTTTACCGCTCAACAAAGCTTTACCGCCAGATACAGCGGCGTTCTGGAATGAATTTGTCAGAGTGTTTGTAATATCTGCTGACAAACCAAGATCTTTGATGAAGTTAGTGCCTTCTTTCAGCGCGTCAAGACCGGGGATCTGCGCCCCTGCGTAGCTGATTGCGGCATTCGTAATTGCATCGCCAATGTCCTGACCACTGAGCACTTGAACTGCCAAGTTAGCGGCAATTTGTTGCGGTATGGACAAACCACCCGTAGCAATAGCAAGACCAACCTGACCCAATGGGCCAAGGTCTTGCATGATGTTGGCTAGATCGTTAGATGAACCTTTTGTGGTGTAGAAAACAGGTTTGCCTGTTGACATATCAACACGATAAGCCGTGTTGCCACTACCAGCAAACGTACCACCAAAAATGTTTTCGCCTTTTTGTGAACTATCAAAATTTTTGTCGATAGCTTCACCAGTTACGGTGTTTCCGTATGTCTTTCCGACCACACCTTTGGTTGTGTACACAGTGCTTCCACTGTCGTTTTCACCACCCGAAACAAACTCAGTCTTAACTAGACTAGGATCAATTGCGTTTCCGTTTTGATCGGTGTACCCAATGATCTTTTCATCGACAATTTGATTGCCGTCGTTGTCATAACCTAGGATAGTGCGTTGAATCTGAGGGATGACCTGAAGGTCACCGATTTTGTCAACCAGTCCAAACTGACTGAGGTCTGTGATGTTCACACCAGCCAAGATACTCGCCATGTCAGCGGCGTTGGCTTGCGCAGTACCAAACCCTTCACCCTTCCACTTGTCGGTTAGGTTTTGTCCAAGTATTTGACTTGTCAATGTCGCTGTGGCGGCAGACCCAGTGTCTTTAACTTTGTTGCCTTGAGCGTCAACAATTGCGCCAGTATTAGTTAAATACGTGCCGTTATTTAAGTTGAGTGCTGTAGATGGATCAAACGTTGTGGTGGTGGTTGTTGGAAGACCACCACTGACAGGGTAACCATTGGCGTCAACAATGTCGCCACTATAAGTGCGGTATGTCCCGTTTCCTAGGTCAACCAACCCGTTATATTCTGTGACAGGTTTTTGCTGTACAGGATTTCCACTAGCATCAACAATTTCGCCGCGCTTGTTGATAAATGTTCCGTCTCCTAGAGGCTCTAATCTCTCGTCATCTTTTGGAATCGGAGGAGCTTCGGTTGTTACCGTGGTCGGAGTTAATGTAACAGTATCAGTTGTTGGCAGACCGCCTGTAGTTGTGGTTGTGTCCACACCTGTGGTTGCACCTGTAGTCGCGCCAGTCGTAGAACCAGTAGTAGCACCCGTACCTACGGTAGATAGACCACCTGTAGTTGTATCAGCACCTACAGTAACCCCTGCGCCAGCGTCATTTGCAAGGTTGACGGTAGATAGTCCACTTGTTGGCGTGACAGCATCATAACGAGACTGAACACTTGAAAGGTCGGTGCCTGTTGCACGAGCAATATCCGATGGATTCAGACTAAACTGATCCATTGTTTTAGCAATTGTCGCGTCGTCAGCAGTAGGATTGGCTAAGAACCAATCAAAAATTTGTTGGTCTGAAATGGCTGGCGCACGGTCTTCAAATAGATCCTCGCCCCACTGTTGCTGTCCATAATTGATAGCCATTTTTATGCCTTACGTCGCTAAACTCATGATGCCAACCATTTGCTCCGCCCAATCTTGCCACGTCTCACACTGACGTTGATCAGGAATGGCTGATTGACCGAAAAGTCCAATACCGTTAATACCGTCAACCCAGTCGCGCCAGTTTTCTTCTGGGACTGTACCGATGTCATTGGCAGAAAACAACTCCGCCATTAGACTGCAATACAAGTCCCATTCCATGTTGCGAGGATCGTAGGTGACCATTATGGGTTACCTGTAGAGCGCTCGTCACCCATGTCAGCACTAAGCAAAACCTTACCCATGTAATAGTCGCCATTGAATGTGTTTGATTCAAACTTCAAACGCAACAAACGACGCTGTTCACGCATGTCGATTTTAAGGGTTGTCTTGTCAAATACATAGGGTTCAGAGATCTGCTCTGTGTCGTCAGCGTAGCCTTGACCAGTCACGTACAAGTTCATGTCGCCAGTCTGCACAAAGTCAGGTTCGACACGCTCTAAACGCAACCAACGGTTGTCGCCTGCGAGTTGTGGGTTACCGGGGCCACCAGTCACCCATCCTAAGTTATTTGTCTCAAACGACGAGCGAATCGCGTTAACTTGCGTGGTGTACACCTCGTCCGTACCAGTCTCGTGTTGCCACAGCGTGTAATTGCCTGTCGAGTTCACTTCGTTTCCGCCCCAGATAGGCTTACGGAACACCTCAGAGAACGTTCCAGCAGAGCGTCGAGCACCTAAAGCCTCGCCTGCGTCGTACCAGATCTTGTCGCGCACGTTGTAAATGATCGCGTCTGTACACTCAGTCGCGGCACCCTTCGGATAGAACCACCAGATCTCACCCCAACGAGGGACTTTTGTACACCACACCTTTTGGCGCTGTGCATAATTCAAATTGTCGAAGAAATAGTTCTGGTTTGCCTTATTTGGGATCTCTTGAACAACACCGTTGTAGGACAAGAAACGGTCAACACCGCACCAGTAGAAGATACCGTCGTACTCGATCACGCATTGGCTTGACATGATGGAGGTCTGGCTGGTGATCAGGTCATACTTCCAATAGAAGTTGATCCCGTTCACTGTGCTTGGGGCATACGTCACACGGATGATTGAATCCAATGACCAGAAAAGACCAGCGGGTGACGTTGTACCACCGCGCAGTGGCAAACCTTTAACAATCTTACCTGTCGCAACGTTGTTCGCATTGGCGTCAGCAGACACCCAGTTTGCAAAGTCACCTGCCGCTGAATTCTGGATAAGACCATTGTTACCATAAACGAACAAATATGGGTGCAACATCACAACACCGCCAGATACGGAAATGTTGTTGTCGTAAGTAACTGTGACTGTTCCAGTCGTCATTGAGGCTGATGTTGTCAATGTAGTCGTCGCACTGCCTGAGAAAGCCACAGGAGTGCCACTAGAACCGACTGTCTGCGAATTATTGATCGTGTAGGTACCAATACCGCCAATACCCGTTCCAAGCGCTGTAATCGTCGTATTTGGCAACACGCCAACACCAGCGCCACCGATGATCGTTTGACCAACTGCCAGAGATCCATCGTTTGCGGCTGTAACAGTGAATGTCGTGCCGACCATGTAGCCAGTAATGGTGACATTTGGTACCACGTCAGTGTTGGTGATCGTGGTGCCTGTCGTGATACCCGTGCCAGAGATTGTCTGACCGTTACCCACCAGATAGTTGGCACCGTTAATGATGATTGTCGAGCCGTTCAGGTAGCAACTTGCGACATTAAATACACCAACTGGTGCGAGCGAAGTACCGGGGAACTGCCCGATCAGTGGCTTCGTGTTGATCGTCGAGTCAATCGCATTCAAATTCTGCGCAGGGTGTGCAATCAAGTTACTGGTGGCACCACCTGTTGAGTCGTAACCAATATCGAACTGCCACAGCGTGTTATTTCCACCCGTGAAAATCGTATTTCCAGTCAACAGCATCGAGAAACCAGATCCTGTTCCACCGATAGATGCTGAGGACGCACTGAGCAAGTCACCCACCGTGTAACCAGTACCTGCGGCTGTGATCGTTACGTTGGTGATTGAACCACCAGACACCACGATTGTGGCTTGTGCGCTTGTTCCTGTTCCGCCAGTCAATGGGACTGCGGTGTACGTGCCGTTTGTGTACAGAGTACCTGCGTTGGCTATCTGAATAGCAACAACACCACCTGTCATCGTGTAGGCAACAGGGCCGAAACCCACACCGTCGTCATTGTCGGTGTACCACTGCTCAAGACCCAAGTTGTATCCTGAGACAACGTAGTTGATACCGTTCTCAGACGTCATGGTCATGCCACGAGAGATGCCAGATCCGTCTAGGAAGATGGCTCTGTATCCACCAATCTTGCGAGGTAGATCATTCTGGAAGCGAACCCATTCACCGTCGGTGTAGGTGGCGGCGGCAAATGTAGTGCCGTCCCGCTGGATACCGGGCTTCACCTGAAGTTGAATGACTTTCGCTGTCATTAGAACGTACCACCTGAGATACCGTTTGTCACAGTCAAACCAGACGAACTGAGCGTCATTCCGTTTGCTCCGTTGATAGCAAAACCGATCTGATTTGATGCTGGTAAATACAAACCTGTGGTCGTATTGCCCAAAAAGTTTAGTGATGGAGCGCTCACGGAACCCGGCGCTAACGTCGCAGATGTAAACGAGCTTGATGTGTTACTTGTCGTGCTGTAAACGTTCGTACCGTCACAAACCACAAGCGCTGTCTGACCTTGACCAACAGTCACTGTTGATCCAATACCCGCTGTCTGGAATGTCAGCGTGTATGCACCTGTTGTTCCGTTTTGCAACGAGTACAACTGCACGGTAGAAGGAAGAACAACAATCTGATTTGACGTTAGAGCACCTGAGTACTCTTGAATGATGTTGGCACCTTGAGCGGCTGACAATGTCAACGTACCACCAGTCACTACCTGAGCAAGCTGTGTGAACGCAAATGAGTTTGAACGTCCGTATGCGTAGGTGTTGAAGCCTGTAGAGCCGTTTGACACAACCACCACAGACTCTGTCAACTGCAATTGCATGCTGACGTTACCGTCGATTGTGTCTGTACCCGTTGGGGTCAACGTCAAAACACCAGTGCCACCGTTACGAATAATGGTGAACCAGTTATTTCCAACGGTTGCCGCAGAAGGCAATGTAAATGCACCAACACCACCTGCCCACACCTCAAACTGAGCGCGACTTGCGGCAGTTAACGTTGAATCAGAGTAGTAGTTGGTGACGTTATAGGCTTGATTCAGTGTCAAGCCAAGCGCTGTCAAACCGTAACCTGCCAGAGCACCTGCATTCGCATTCGAAGTGCCTGCGCCAAACACCACAGACGCCCACACACCGTTGACCGTCGTGTTGTTGGTCAAGAAAATGTATTGAGCGATACCAGAAGTGATGGCAACGATCGTGTTTCCACTGTTATCGGTAACAGTGAAGGTGTTTGCTCCAACGTTACGAACGATAAGCGCTTGACCAGTCGATACCTGAGTGGCTGGTGGAAGCTCTAACAACCACCCTGTGGGTGTACCAGAGGAGGTCGCTGTGACGTCGATGATGTTACTAGCAGGCGTGTTGTCGTTGCCGTTAATAGGCCATTCCAACTCCGTGTTAGCTGTCAGCGACAACGTTTCATAGCTGACGGACGACGGTGAAATCGTCTGCCCTGTAAATGGATTGGTATATGTTGTCATGATCAGTTATCCACGGCAATTGCTGAACGATCTGCGACGCGCAGAGTATCTTCAGTTTTGAGGGCGACAAGGGCTTCGTCAAACATTGACTTCCATATCGCCAGTCGTGCATCGTTCTTCAGGAACGGTGCTGTCTGCTTCAATGTGCCAAACAACATGGCATTAGGAGCATTTTGAGTCAACCAGTTTGTCTGGTGTGACGCTGAAAGAGGTTCTAAACGGGTGTAGCACAGTGCCTCGAAAGCATATGCTTGATCAGGTGTCGGTGCTACAAACCAATGGTCGTAGTCGTAGTCTGCGTAGTACAAGGGCGTACCTCTTTCAGTTACGTCCTGAGCATAGTTGTTCAAATACTCAAGCTTGCGAACCAAAAGTGGCTGTTTTTCACCACTGTTAGAAAGCGTCATCGATGTCGTTTTTCTCCATCGTGCAGGCTTCGGAATTACTGGGTTTCCGATCTGCATGGTCGAGTCAACGACTTCCATTTGACCCAATGTTTTGATGTTTTGCGCGATCTCGAACTCGCATAATGTGATGAATGTCGGGATGGCATTGACAACAGCGGCGTCCTGACGCTCCAGATACTGAAGCACCGTACTCGTCAGTGAGTCGTATGTCATTACCCAAGATGGAGTTGTTGCCATGTTATCTTCTCGGAGTTTGTTTATTCATTTTAGTCCGCCTTAGGATAAAAACAAAGCTTTTTCAGCTTCTCTACGCCTTTTCAGACCTGCTAAAACCTTGCCACCTGCCATGACGTACAGCATCAGGGCGTCAGCCGCCCCTTCCCAGTCGCCACGGTTGATTTTCATCCGAATAGAAGAGCGCTGAAAGGCGCCCAGTCCAGCGTTGAAGGAAAAGCTGACACACGTGTCGAAAGCGCCTTGACGACCAGCAAGAGCGGGAGCAAGTCTAAGAACACCACGTTCAGTAGGTCTGACGTCATCTTCGAATAGTTTATTGATCTCTTCTTTAGTCCAGACACGATTGTCCTCCGCTCTTAATGGATACTCACTGCGAATCATCCCACTGTAACCTTCTTTTCTGACCATAGGCAGTCTGATCTGATCTTGGTACAGCACGTGACCGTACCCGATTGTCCAAATATTGGCTGGGCAGAGGTACGGTTTTGTCCTGTACCCCTCCCACTGGTGCATCAACTTAGCGCCAGCTTCGCCCAGTTTCATTTTTTGCTCCAGCCACGTGAGCCGAACCAGAAACCTACGATAGCACCCAACATAGCCATCTCGTCGCTTGAGAAGATGATGTCTGCCAAGCGGATTAAGTCATCAATGCTGAGGATTAGACCGGGGTGCGTATGCACGTAGTAGGCAATCCAAGCATTGATCGCGCACAGTTCAAGAATAAAGATGTAGGTGACCGTCGGACGCACTGTGCCGATGTAGTTTGCCACCCAAGTACTGGCTTTTGCCAGAATAGCCTTGTCGTGGTCATACGCCGCCACCGTCATCTGGGCATCCGTCTCCATAGCAATCTGGTCGGTGCGAATCTCTTCCATGCGCTCTTGGGCGGCGAAGCCTTGCGCCATCATCTGGAGTTGCATCTGCACTTGAATCTGAGCTAACGCCAGCTCATGCTTTTGGTCGTTCTTGTTTTGGAAGAATTCCAACAGTTTTGGCAAGCCTGAAATCAGCAAACCACCTAGGGTTGAAAATAGTGAAAGCATTATCCTAGTCCTATGTATGAGAGAAACTTATTAACGATCTTGTCCGACAGCTCGTCAGGCAAAAAGCGGAGGAAGCCGACGACGTACCACGCGATGCACATGCGCACGAAGATTTTGAGGAACTGATCAAACTGTTTTTGATACTCATTCATCGACCACACTTTGATTTAGCGCACAAGTCGGAAATCTCAGAGATACCCCAGCCAATAGCGCCAATAAACAAAACGATAATCACTATGGCAATAGCCCATGCCATTTGCTCTTGTTCGGCTTCTTTGCGTTTCTTTTCTTGCTCTTTCAGCTTTCTAGCTTCAATGGCATCGTCCCTGTCCATCTCAAGCTTACGCGCCATCATCTTGTTGTAGACGTCAATGTTGCCTGTCTGCATGTAGAGGAGCTGAAGCTCTTTTTGCAGGTTTCTACTATTCATCAATGCGTTTTCGATACGCATCGCGATTTCAAAATTGGATTTGCCACCGTTCTTTTTGGCGGCAAGCATGGACTTGGTGGCGTTACTCTCAGCGTCAAAAAGACGCCCCACCATTACCGATAGACCACCTATATCTTTGGCTACGGCTTGTGCCTTTTTGACAAGGCTGACAGCTTTTTCAAGCCCTTCTAACGCTGATATTGGGTCTAAAGGAATCAAGGCCACATCCAAACTACAGTAAAAGTCCCCCACGCAACGAATGCAACAACAAGGACTGCGGCAATGATTGCTTCAGCCCAGTCTCTCATGGCTATAGCCCCAAAAGTTTTTTGACGAACTCGCCTGCGACACCGGGGCCAAACAAGACGCAGATCATCACCGCATACAGCAGATACTCAATCTTGCTCATGCGTTTATCGCCATCACGCAAAGATCGATCAATACTGTTGTATCGCTCTGAGCAGATGGCTTCATGTACAGCGAGCTTAGTCTCCACTGTTTCCATCTTCTACCTTTGGTGGCTCTTGCGGTTTTGCGGCGTCCTGAACACCTTGGATCAACTGGTACACCTCTTGATAAGGACGAGTACCTAGATAACCCAAGACTTGATTTAACAGTTCAACTGGAATTGCGATTTTCATGGCTTAGTGAATGTGTAAGTGTTGTCTTCGTTTTTGGTTACGATGTAGTTAAGCTCAACTTCTACATCATCCGCAACATCGATGTATGTAATTAACGGGTCTGGGTTGGGTTCGTTAAATACATCACCTTCAAAACGAACAATGCCTCTAACAACAAGAGGATTGTCACTATCAATAGGTAAAGGAAACGCTAGGATATGTTTCATACTTCCTCCGTTGCTTTTTCAACGTTCTTGACCGCTTCCTCATGCTTTTGTGCTTGTGGAATTGCTTGGTCTTGAATCATTTTTATGATTGGAGCAGATTGATGGAAAGGCAAATGAGCTAATGTGTGTAAAAGCTCATTGACCTGATTTACTGTAAACGTTACTTCAATCGGCATGTCACCAATCGGGTTTTTTTCTTCAGTCATGTTTTCCCTTTAATCAATTTGAACGATGGAAGCAGTCGCATTTCCAACATAGATACTACTGCTAGGTGTAAATATTTTACCAATATTTCCTGTGGTGTCTGCAGACCCGCTTGCTTTTGCTTGGCTTACAGCAATCGCAGTGCCAGTACCAGAGTACGCAAGACCACCATAAGATGAGGGGGTAAAATAATTTACATCGTTAATTTGTGTTGTGTTAAACGATTTACTTGTCCAAGTAATCAAGTCGCTTGAAGCATACAAATTAGAACCATTATCTACCGTGTAATAAGTAGAGTTTGCGTAAATTAGTTTATTAGTACTTGGATTACTTGCAAAATTGGCATTTGTGTATTTCAATGTGAACGTATCAACTACACCAGTTGCGGAAGTAATAATGCTTCCTGCTGTATTAGTGAACACATTTTGAGAATTCAAATAGTAAATGTTATCTATATTTGATACCATTGTTGTCCAAGTTATGCCGTCTGTACTTGAAGCAATTTGTCCACCACCGCTGTTAATAACGTAGAATTTTCCGTTATTGTAAGCAATTGGGCTATTAAACATGGAGGCATGGGAAGGAATGTTTGACATACCAATATTGCCAAATGTCCAATTTGTTCCTTGGTTTACTGTTCTAGCGTAGTAGCCGTTACCCCAAAGAATTATCATTATGCTTGTAGATAAATCACCACTTCGTGCAAAACCAACGACTCCAACGCTTCCGCTACCTGCGGCGGCCCAATCAAACCCTGTGGGGTTAGAAACATATCCGGGGCTACCCATATATGGCCCCCATCCACCAGAAGACGATGTTGATCGCAACACCCACCCAGATGTTGTTCCACCGAAAAACCATGCGTTATTTGGCATAACACCTACTGATATGCCGTACCCAACTGTGTATCCGTATGATGCGTTATCAATACCGTTGTTTCTCTGACCATCAGACCCCGCTGTTGAACTGGTGCCGTAGTAGAAAGGTGTGGAATTAGCTCCCCCGTTAGAGTAGTAGCCAATTGATCTCCAAGAACCGTTAAATGGATTTCCCGCAAAAACTGGTTCTCCTTGCCAAGTACTAGCTGTGTATACAGTCGAAGAAAAATTAAAATTCTGCGATACTATCTGTCCACTGGTGTTTATATTAGCCCCTTGAATATAATAATTTCCGCTGGCGTATTGGTAGACAAGAATTTTATTCTGGTACGTGGCGTTTGATGTATTTAACCAAGCGGCAGACATACTTGTTCCGCCTGTTTGGTTATACCCTGTTAAAGCTGAATACGTGTCAGTAAACCAAGTTAACCCATTGGCTGAGGCGATATATTCACCGTTGTTTCCGCTGTTGTAATACCTATAAATAAAATATCCACCGTTTGCGGCATAAACAGGATAACCGGGATAGTTAATCATTCCGTTAGCTACGGTCGTCTGGTTTGCAAAGCTTACCCCATCAGCAGACGTTCTTAAAAAGGTATTTGGGTTGTTAAACGGGACTTTAGTATTAGTTGCTAAAACTTTATTATTAGAGACTGTAAATGAATTCATTGAATCGGTTGAAGCCATTGAAACATACGGTTGCGTGTACGTTGCAAAGTCTGTTGTGTAATACGATGTGCCTTCAACACCAAAGAAATAATTTGTTCCGATATAAGCAATAGAATAAATTGTATTGGCGTTATATGTTGTTGACTGTGTCCAACTCAATGGTGTGGTGTCTGCATAATAACTAGCACCCACCGCGCCACCAGTCACAAACTTACCGCCACCGTATGTAATTGCGTAGCAAGCAGATGTAGCAGGTAAAGAAACTTGAGTCCAAGTCACCAAGTCCGTGCTGTAGTGGATTGTTCCACCAGTAGCATTACAAACAACATAATACCCGTTGCCGTAAGTGACATTGGTCAAATACACTGACGCTGATATTGTTCGTCTCGTGTAAGTAATGCCGTCTGTGCTGGTCAAAATTAAACTGACACCTGTTGAATATTCAATTCCAACAGCAATGTAGTTACCGTTTAAATATGCAATGTTTCCAATTCTGTAGTCAGTACTATTTACTGCTTTTTCAGTTTTGTAATAGCTTGTTCCTGTGGTGGAAATAGAAATTGAATCACCAGCCGCAAGAGTAATCGGTGACTGCAACAAGTTGACCGAACTTACACCGGGCGATACATAATATGTGCTTGATGTGTTTGAGTACCCTGTTGATTGACCCCTAATAATTGGGTAAGTAGTTCCACCAGACACTTTGTTTAAAGTAACAACATCGGATGAAGTTGTTAAAGAAGACGCAAGCACGCCCTTGACAACAGCAGTCTTACCCGCAGGCACTGTGTAAATTGTTGT